CTCTAAACAAATCCGATGGTACGAGAGAAATGTTTATAAGTCGTCATCCACACGGAACTTTAATTCAATTTGACTATGAGTCGTATCACATTCGTTTGATTGCGAAAATGGTTGGGTATGAGTTTCCGGAAGGTACTACGGCTCACCAACACCTTGCAAACCTTTATGGGTGTGATTTGGAGACGGCAAAGAAAATAACCTTTACATACCTTTATGGGGGACTTGACGAGAATGCAAGAGAGATACCATTTTTCCAATTAGTTGATAAATACATTAAGAAATTATACCAATCGTTCGTCATTTCGGGAAAACTTACGACACTCTTATATAAAAGAGAAATACCATTCCATAGAATTGAGAGTGCAAACGAACAAAAAGTATTCAACTATTTACTACAATCATTGGAGACTGAAATTAATTATATGAAGATTGGTGAGGTATTGGAGTATTTGGATGGGAAAATGTCAAAAATGATACTTTATACCTATGATGCCTTTCTTATAGACACACATCCTATTGAAAGAGAAAATATCTTAAACGACATTAGAGAGATAATGGAGAAGGGTAGTTTCCCGGTTAAAGTTGAAGAAGGTAAGAATTATAACAATTTAGAGGTTATAAGTTAAAATTCTATATTTATATCATATAATTATATCCAATTAATAGACAATAATATGCGTTTAATAAACCTTATACCTTTACATGAGATTGATTTTAGAAATCAAGCTGCATTTGACGCTTATAACAAACAACATAAGTTAAGACCTGATACAAAAGTTAATATTGCAGGTAAAAATACAACTGCAGGTCAAGCTTCCAAAATTAAAGGCACATCGGTATTTGGCGGAAGTAAAAAACCATTTTCAGGTGGTGTTGATGTTTTGGATACAGTTCAAAAATTACTACCAGTAGGAACAGGATTCACAGATAAAAAAACAGGCAATAAAATATTAATAAAAGGATATAAGGATAATGATATGTTAGTTAGTCATGACAAATATCCTAATAAAATACTTAAATGGCCATTAAAACAATTTTTTAAATTAGATACTAAACGATTCCAATTCCACCCAAAACCAAAAGAAAACGATACAAATAAAGTAACTCAACAATATAATCCGGCACAAGCTTTCAATCAAAAAGTAAGTAAAATGACGGATAATAATGCACATTCAGCTGCAGCAGTTGAATTAGCAATTTATATGGATGACAAAGAAGCAGTTAGCAAATTACAACAAATCAAAAAATATCACGATAATAGAGGATATTTACAACCTGGTGAAGCAAAAGAAAGAGGTGAGATAGTTAATAATCTTTTACAAAGAGCTCAAAAAGAACTTCCAAAGAAAGATTTTGATTTGGTTAGTGGTGCATTTTAATAAAAACAACAATAGAAGATGTCAATAAATTTCCAAGAAATCCTTAAAGAATTAGAATATCGTGTAGAACATGGTATTATTGATTTGACAAAAGAGGAACAAGTTACAATATTAGCAGAAATACTAAGAGAGAATGGTGTATCCGATGCTAATGAAATGGCACAAAAGGCAAGAGTGTATTTTAGTTATATCAATGAAGCACTTCCTAAAATGTCAGCAAAACCAAAAAAGAATCCTTCCAACGGTGGAGCAGCTGCAGGACAAAAAAGTCCAACCGCAAAACCACAATCGTCCGACTCATTAGCATCAAAAGAAGCACATAAGTTAGGATTAGTATCAACCGGATTTGGCAGATGGGCAAAAGCAAAAGGTGGCCCGACTACACATATGACCGACCAAGAAACAGGAAAATTAGTTCCAATAGGTGTGGCAGATGAACCAGTAGGAAAAAAAGGTGGTAAAGCATCCGCGGGAGATGACAAAAAAGCAAGTGCAGGTGGTAAGGGTGGAGCAGCACCAGAAAAACCAACATCAAATATCCCTTCAGCAGAATTTAGAAATGGTGCAGAAAAAAGAGCAGCTGCGGATAAAAAAACATCTCGTTCAAAAGAAGTTGATGTAAATAAAGGTGTAGCGGTGGTAGTACCAAAAAGTAGATATGGTACAAAGGGTTCTAAAGAAGTTGACCAAAAGAAAGCATCTAATAGATTAAAATATTTACCAAAAAGTAAAATAACACCACAACAAGCAGCTCTTAATTTTAAGAAAGCATATCCAAAAGCAGTAACTACAAAATATCAATTTCCTAAACAATCGGATGCATTACTTAAAGCAAAGTTACCACCAGCTGGTTACGAAGCTTTGAAAAGTCTTATGCAAATGTCTAAACAAGGAGATTTTGAACCACCTATTAGTATAGTAACCGACCAATATGGTGCAGGCAAAATTTCAGCACAAACAAATGAATTAGCAATGCAAGCTGCATTTTGTTTCCCTGCAACTCCAAAAGGTATCGCAGCTAGAAATGAATTTTTAAATAGTTTAGTACAAAACGCAGATGCAATTGAAAAAGCAGGTGGTGTTCCAATTTTAGATAAATCGTGGATTAAAGAAATGGGTGGAGCACATGATGCATTTGTTACTAATATGAATACAAAATTCGGTGCAGGAAAATGGGATGTAACTGGTATGACATGGGATGTTAGAGCACAACAAGAAGCATTAGGAATTGATTATAATTCTAAAGGTGATTCAACAGATATCAATGCACAAATTAAAGTAAATGGTAAAATATATAATGAGGAAATCAGTTGTAAAAAAGATTGGGCAATTTTCTTATTAAATGCCGGATTGGGTGAACCATCTAACTGGTATTATACATTGGGTCAACAAAAAGAAATGAGAGCAGAGGAATTACAAAGATTATCAGATGCAAAAGACTCAAGATTTGGTAAAAACGAAAAAGCAGAATTACAACAATTACAAAAACAAGCTCTTTCAAAAGCACCTGTTAGTAATAAAGAATTGCAAGATGCTCAAATGAAGAGTGCAGAAACAGGATGTTTATCTATTAGAGAAGTTCCTAAAGGTGAAATTAATTCAGTTCTTAAAGATTGTATGAGTCGTAAAAAAAATGACCCGTATTATATGGATAAAAATGAAGCAGTATTAGCTAAAGAAGTTGCAACTTATTTAAGTAAAACTAAAACAGTTGATGTAAATGAACTAGCAAATTATGTAGGTGGTGGTTCAAAGAATTTTAAGAAAGCAGTAATGGTGTATCATAAAATGATGGGAGCATATCAGGGTGGTGATAAATGGTTAGATTCGCATAAAGAAATAACATATGGTTTTATTACACAGGCTGCAAAGAAAATGGCAACTGATAAAAATTTCCAAGGTATGTTATTGAAAAAATTACAAGAAGCTATACCTGTTAAAACAATGGTTGAAGGAGTTGAAAATATGCAAATTGATAGTATGTATGTTACACAAAAACATATGCAGCAAATGTTTGGAACAACCAATTGGGATGATGTAAAAGAATTTTTAAGTATAAAAGTTACAAATGGTGTAGCAGCATTAACATATTCTGCAAAAGGAAATAATGCAAAACCATTAAAAATAGCAAATATACAAATGAGAGAAAAGGGAGTAGGATATAATGGTTCAATTTCTTTAGAATGTACACCTGCAAAAGAATTTGAAAATAGTTGTAAAGAAATTGATGCAAGAATAAATAAAAGAAAATAATGAATACACAACTACTTTGCCTTTTTACGACAAAGGAGGAATTAGATAAATCGGTTGATTTTATATTGACTAACTATACTCTAACCAATCCAAATGTTTTTATTTTAGAAAGTAAAGTGAGACCTGAAGAAGCATTCATTACTTTTAATGTCGAAAAAGGTTCTAATGCAATCCCTTCGGAATGGAAAACTATTCTTGTACATAGAAAGAAACAATCTAATTCAATATACACTATTAATGCTTTAAATGAAGTAGTTAAGTCAAAAACCGGTGGTCAATTGGATAACTCTTATATGATTGATTGGGAAGAATTTAGAAATTGTATCTTAACTACATCTAATACAGGATACAAAATGATACCTACAAAAGTATTTAAATCTTTTAATACCCAAAATTTGGAAAATTAAAATATTTTTCTTATATTTGGTTCATGACAAAGAGAAATAGATACACTCCAATTCAAATTCACGCAAACTTACCTTCGGATATTTTTGAACTTAACAAAATAGAACTTGCAAAAGCAATCGTAGATGGTATTGCATTCGGAATAAGAAATAAAAAGAAAAGAGTTGATTTCGCAAAAGTCTTAATTAAAGAGATTATAGTTATTACACTATCAATTGATAGTAGAGAATTTACAGAATTATTAGACGAACAATTACAAATCCTTATTGACTTTGAGGAATATGAAACTTGTGCTCTTGCAGTAAAATTGAAAAACAAATTAGAAACAATAAAAGAATAAATTATGGGTGAACAACATGTACCACTTACATTTGATGAAAACGGATTAGTTACATCAGTAGGAAAACAAAACGATGAATTAGAGATTTACGAAACCTGTGTTATGTGTAGTAAAAAAACTACTACATTAAAAACTACTCATGTCGATTTTAGATATGGTTATGTAGAGGGAGCAGGACAATTATGTAGAGAATGTTATTTAGGTGAGGATAGAAATTTAATCACTGTAAATAGTAGAACAATTTTAGATACACCCAACGATGCCGAATTGGGAGCAAAGGTTAGAGAATTATATTGGGAAAGTAAAAAATAAGTTATGGCAGAAAAGAAAAAAGATACAGAGTTATTCTTGGGTGGTGGAACTAATTTACAAATTAAACCAGCATCAATCGTTACACTAAATCAAACATTAACATTGGTTACACCTGAAGATGGTTCATTCCAATTAAATGTTTCAATTCAATCAGATTTTGAAACAGTACCACAAAAGTATCACGAAGTATTTTTGAATATGATGTCAACAAAATATCTAAATATTACATCATTTGGAGATAATCCATTTAGTTTATGTAAACCTGCACCTAAAAGAAAATGGTATCAAGTATGGAAATAAAAAAAGAAGAATATTCATTTTCAGGAACCCCCGAATACGCAATACCAATTCGTAAGGAAACTGAGATGGTAAATGGCCCTCAACACTATGGGGGCGTAGACAATCCATACGAAGTAATTAAAGTATGTGAAGCATGGGGATTAGACAAAGATGCCTACCTATTCAATGTAGTCAAATATGTTGCAAGAGCAGGTAAAAAAGACCCCAAAAAAGAACTGGAAGACCTAAAAAAAGCTATATTTTACCTAAATCGCAAGGTTGAAAACCTTCAAAAATAAATTTGGTAATATCAAAAAATAGTCGTATATTTATAGTAATAAAAGATGAAAAAGTTATATTTAGATATAGGAATATATCAGTATAAACCTCAACTTTAAAAACAAATTTTTAAACCCTAAAAACAACAAAACAATGGACATTTCATTGGCACTAAAGAGATTTAGCTCTTTACAAAACAACACTAAAAAGTCGGATTCAATTTTCAAACCGGCAAACGGAAAATCTCAAGTGAGAATCGTTCCTTACAAGTTCAACAAAGACATTCCTTTCATTGAACTTTACTTTCATTACAACATTAACAACAAGACTTATTTAAGTCCAATGTCATTTGGTCGACCTGACCCTATCGTTGAGTTTGCAGAAAAACTTAAGAGAACAGGTGATACCGATGATTGGAAAGCAGGTAAGAAAATGGAACCAAAGTTAAGAACTTTTGTACCAGTTATCGTAAGAGGTAAAGAATCAGAAGGAGTAAAATTCTGGGGATTCGGTAAGACAGTTTATCAAGATATCTTAGGATATATTGCTGACCCTGATTACGGAGATATTACAGACCCAAACACAGGTAGAGATATCGTATTGGAAGTAATGTCAGCAGAAGAGTCTAACGCATCTTATCCAACAACAACAATCAGAGTTAAACCTGCAACAACTAAATTGGCAGATTCTAAAGAAACTATCCAACAATTGTTAGATGGTCAAAAAGAAATTACTGAATTATATTCGGAATTATCTTACGCAGAATTAAAGTCAGTTTTAGAAAATTGGTTAAACCCATCAGCAGCAGTTAACGATGAAATTGTTGAAGAATTAGAAGCACCAAAACCAAAAACACAACCTGTGGCAACACAAAAAAGTGTATCGGTTGACTTAGGTGGAACATCGGATATTAGTGGTGACTTACCTTGGGAAAAAGAAGAAGCTCCTAAAGCTCCTAAACAAAAGGATGATGTAGCATCAGCATTTGATGATTTATTTAACAATTAATAAAAGGTTACAATGGCCAAAAGAGAAGAGGATTTAGCAAGTATTCTTGCTGATTGCCTAAACAAACAAAATAAGGATGGTAAGATTGCCTACTTTCTAAATGATGAAGGTGGTGATGCTCCTACCAATGTTAAAGATTGGATTTCAACTGGTAATGCTATGTTGGATGTCGCAATCTCTAATAG